GAGGCGCAGAAGATCAGCGGCGAGCAAGAGATGCAGTCGCTGGTCGAGGAGGTCGGCCAGAAGGAAGCCAGCACCATCGTCAACACCATCGGCACCTATGCCGAGAAGCTGGCCCAGCGCGGCGTGCTGAAAGACGAGCAGGACATGGCCGAGTTTTCCCAAATGGTCGGCACTGGCCGCGCGGCTCGCATCTTCCACCGCATCCTGACCGGCGAGATGGGAGAGAAGCCGATCCCGATGGCAGACGGAGCAGATGGATCGGTGACGCCGCAAGAGGCATACGCCAAACACGCGGCCGCAAGCCGGATGCCAGCCGGTTCTGAAAAGGACGGAGCAATGGCAGAAGCTCAACACCTGATGCAGAAGGCATTTGGCAACTCGCCGCAAGCCACTGGCTCGATCAAGTCTGGCGTGCTATAGGATCACAGGGCGCAAGCTCTGTATGAAACCTCCCTCACCTAAACGCCCCGGCAACCTCCTCCCGCCGGGGCGTTTTTTTATGCGCGCTTGCCAGATCGTCCCTCTGGTGGCATATTGCACCACAAGATGCAGACCCGCGAGGAACGGCACCCGGCTTTTGCGACAGGCCCGTGACCCTCAAGGCCCTCGATCTCCCCCGATTGAAACCTTGAAGGAGTGACGCAATGTCCACCTCTCTCTCCACCGCAGCAATCGCCAGCTTCGACGCTGATGTGAAGCACGCCTATCAGGATATGGGCAAGCTGCGCGACACCACGCGCGTCAAGACCGGCGTTGTGGGTTCGACCCACCGCTTCCCGAAACTGGCCGCTGGCCTGGCAACCCGTCGCGCCAAGCAGACCGACGTTGTGCCGATGAACCTGGCGCACACCAACGCGACGGCCACGCTCGAAGATTGGAACGCTGCCGAATACACCGACGTGTTCGATGATGCGAAAACCAACATCTCCGAGCGCGAGGAGCTGGCCGGTTCCATCGCCAAGGCAATCAGCCGCCGCGAGGATCAGCTTATCATCGACGCGCTCGAAGCGACCGCAACGACCCTGACCGTGGCCAGCTCCATCGGCGGGGCGAACACCAACCTGAACGTGGACAAGCTCCGTCGCGCGTCTCGCCTCCTGGGCGACGGCGGCGTGGGTGAGGACGAGGATATCACCTATGTGGGCTCCTACGTCGGCCGCGAAGGGCTCCTCGGGGAAACCGAGGCGACGAGCGCGGACTTCAACACGGTGCGCGCCCTGGTGAACGGCGATATCTCCAGCTTCCTGGGCATGTCGTTCAAGTGGATCGCAACCCGTGCCGAGGGCGGGCTCGACCTGACCGGCGGCGACCGGACCACCTTCGCCTATGCGAAGTCGGCCATCGGGCACGCCCTCGGAATGGATCAGCGGATGGAGGTCAACTACATCCCGACCAAGACGAGCTGGCTCGCCAACATGCTGTTCTCGGCAGGCTCCATCGAGATCGACGCCGGTGGCGTGGTCGAGATCACCTGCGACGAGGACGGCGCATAAGCGCCACCAGGGGGCGGGCTCTGACGCTCGCCCTCTCCTGTAACTGAACCTGGAGAACCATCATGGCTTTCAACCTGCAAGGACTGGAGAACCACAGCGGCTCCGGCGGTGGCGTGAAAATCTGGAGCTACAATGCCGGAACCGACGCCAAAGCCGCCGTCAAAGGCGCTGGCTATTTCAACACGGCCGCTGGCCTTCTGAACGTCGGGGATCGCATCCTGATCCACGCCTCGGATGCCGACTTCGATGCGCACGTCTCGGCCATCAGCGGTGCCGGTGTCGTGACCATCGCGGCAATCGACGCCTTCGGCTAATCCGCTGGGGTGTGGATGCGAGGGACGGGCCAGGGCTGTCATGGCCCTGGCCTCTTTTCTTAGGGGGCTGACATGACCGACAGCAGAGTGGACGTTGCATCGCAAGCGCTGGCTCGCCTGGGCGAACCGGCGATCTCCTCTTTCGAGGAGGACAGCGACACGGCCGAGAAGGTGAACCAGCTCTATGAGCCGACGATCCTCCAGCTCCTCGGATCGCACGACTGGAGCTTCGCCACGCGCCGCAAGGTGCTGGAGGAGGATGCAGCGGGCACGCCGATCAACGAATGGAAGCGCGCCTTTCTCATGCCGACCCTGCGCACGGATCGCGTGGGAAAGCCGCTGTCAGTGTTCAACACCACCAGGCAGCGCGCGCCCCAGGTGTTCCTCTATGAAATCCAAGAGCTCTGGCTGTTCTGCGACTATGACCAGGCGGTGATCGAATACATCTGGCGCGTGCCGGAAAGCCAATGGCCTGGCTACTTCCACACGCTTGCAATCGAGGCCGTCGCGGCAACCCTGGCGCTGCCGGTGACGGAGAACGCGAGCAAGGAACAGCTCCACCGCCAGATCGCCTATGGCAACCCGAGCGAGTTCGGCCGGGGCGGGCTGTTCCGCACGGCGACCGAGGCCGACGCAACCGGCGATCCGACCCGCTCGCTCCTGGACGATCACGATCCGATCTGGAGCGCGCGCTTTGGAGGGGTCTACTGATGCCCACCAGCCGCCATGTCCAGACCAGCCTTTCCGCAGGCGAGTTCGATCCGCTCCTCTGGAGCCGCGAGGACGTGTCGTTCTTCTACAACTCGGCGCGCATCATCGAGAACGCGGTGCCTCTGCCCCAAGGCGGGGCCAAGCGGCGCGAGGGCTGGCGCTTCCGCGCGCTCCAGCGTGGCCCGATCTCCTCGATCAGCCTGGGCGGCGCAACCGTCACGGCCGCAAACGGCGGCACGGCCGCGAACCTGACCGACGGCGACCGTAACACGCTCCTGGAGACGGGATCGGATGCGACGATTTCGGGCGTGAGCAACGCCAATCCGGCGGTAGTGACTGCGACGGGCCACGGCTTCACCACGGGCGACCCCGTGCGGATCGACGGGATCGAGGGCATGGGCGTGCCCAGCAGCGGCGACACGGCCGCGATCACCAACGCCACCCAGGCCGATCCCTGCGTAATCACAGCGGCCGGGCACGGGTTTTCGACAGGCGACACCATCGAGATCACCGGCGTGACGGGCATGACGGAGCTGAACAACGAAACCTATACGATCAGCGTCCTCACGGCCGACACCTTTTCACTGAACGGCACCGACAGCACCGGGTTTACCGCCTACTCAACCGGCGGCTCGGCCCAGGAAATCTTGGCCAGCTCGATCAACGGCCACCAGGGCGCGATCACGGTTCTGACCGCCGACACCTTCTCGCTCGACGGCTTCGACAGCTCGACCCTCGGGGCCTACGTCTCGGGTGGGACGGCAACCAAAGGGATCGGCACCGCGACCGAATACGAGGTTTTCCGCGTGGACTTTGGGTCTGCCCGAGCCGTGTCGCTGTTCGACTTGCGGGATCTTCGCATTGCCAGCTTTCCGAGCGGCGTATCGGCCGCGACGCTCACGCTCCAGACCAGCTCGGACGGCTCAACATGGGCAGACGCCGCGAGCTTTGATGTGGGCAACGTGGCCTATGATCGCCGGTTCGGGACCGCACCTGACACCCTCCTGGGCACCGCTCGCTACTGGCGCGTGATCGTGGACAACCCGTCGGCCGTCGATCTCAAGGGCGCGACGGTCGAGCTGTCCGGCGTGGAGGCGCAACTGGAGGCGGGATACAGCACCGGCGGATCGCCTGGCGCGTTCTCCATGCACCGCCTGACGACAAGCATAGAGGACGAGTATATCCTGGCGATGATCGGCGGATGCTGCGACGTGTTCGACGGCTCGACCGGCGCATGGGTGGCGGCGGTTCCGATCCCACACACCAACGCGCATGTGGCCTCGATCAAGGCTGCGCCGAACCTCGACACTCTGATCCTCTATCACCAGGAGCAACCGCCCTATGTGGTGCAGCGTTTGGGTAGCGACCAGGACTGGCGGTCAAGCCCTCTGGAGTTCGACACCACAACCGAGTTCTCCTTTGACGACGAGGATACCGGCGGCGGCGAGAACGAAATCCAGTTCTTGCGCTTTGACGACATGGCAAATGGGCACAAACTCCTGGTGGAATACAACGGCACCACCAGCGACGAGATCACTTGGACGACAACGGCCGCAACCAATGCCGCGAACCTGGAGGCGGCAATCGAAAGCCTGCCAGATATCACCTCCGTGACCGTGCGGACCAACGAGGGATCGAACTGGAACGCAGAGCTTGAGGTCGAATTCACCGGCAAGGATGGCAAGATATCCTGGCCGATCCTGGTGATCGACATTTTGACCGGCGACGGCACGGTGGTGCTGTCCCGCAAGCAGTTCGGCAAGAAAGACTTTGACGCGCTCTGGAGCGCCACGCGCGGCTATCCGAGCTGCGGCACGTTCTATCAGGGACGGCATTGGATGGGCGGCTTCAAGGCTCGATCTGATGTGATTGTGGCCAGCCGGGCGGGCGCGCTGTTCGACTTCAAGGAGGATGCAGACCCGGTGGCAGCGTCTCCGATTGTGGTGGCTCCGAACATTGACGATCAGGTGACGATCCAGAACATTTATCCAGGCCGACACCTCCAAATTTTCACCAGCTCGGCCGAGATTTATGTGCCCGACGAGCCAATCACCATCGACAATATCGCACTCAAAGCCACGAGCCGCCATGGCTCCAGTGCCAACGTAAAGCCGGTGGACGTGCAGGGCGGCACGCTGTTCGTGGATCGCAACGGCCGCGCGCTGCGCGAGTATCTGTTCACCGACACCGAGCAAAGCTATTCGGCCGAGCCTGTTTCGCTCCTGGCCGGGCACCTCATGTCGTCGCCGCGCTCGCTTGTGCTGCGCCGCTCGCGCGATGTGGACGAGCCTACGATCCTCCTGGTGGCCAACACCGGCGTGGATCGCAGCGGGAACGAGGTGCCGTCGGCCATGTGCGTGATCGACCGCGCCCAGCAGGTGACGGGGTTCTTCCGCATCAAGACGCAAGGCACGCCGCTGGAGTTCGCCACGACGCAAAGCGGCGATGCCTTCGCTATGGTGCATCGAGCGCTTGCCGGGACCGCCTGGCACTTCCTGGAGCAGTTCGATGATGGGTTCATGTCGGATTGCAGCGTCTCGATCTCTGGTTCGGGCTCGACCATCGACGTGTCGGCCTATCCTTGGCTGGAGGGACAGACGGTCGAGGTGCATGGCGACGGCTTGCCGCTTGGCGCGTTCACGGTAGCCTCGGGCTCTATCGACCTTGAGAATGCGACTTACGCCAGCTCGGCCGAGGTGGGGCTGAAACAGGTGCCGAGGATCGTGCTGCACCCCTACAAGGGGCGGGGCGATCTTTCTCCGACCATGCAGAACATGCGCATCTTTCGCGCGCTTCTCCAGCTCGAACGCACGGGCGCAGTGGCGATCACAGGACACGACGGCGGGCGGCCCCGGCAGGCATCTCTCCAGAATTACGACAGCGGACTGATGGACCCAACGCTGGAGGAGGTGCTATTCACCGGCCCGAAGCGCATCGGCGGGCTTGGCCGCTGGCAGAAGGAACCGACGGTCGAGATCACGCAGATCGAGCCTATGCCGTTCCTCATGCGGTCGATAACCTACGATATCCGGTTTTAAGGAGGCGGGCATGGCAACAGTTTTCATGGCAATCGGATCGGCAGTATCCAGCGCTGCGGCCTCCATCGGCACAATGTTTGCGGGGGCTGGCGCTGGTGCAGCGGCCGGAGCTGGTGCCGCTGCGGCGGGTTCTGGTGTTGTCACGCTGTCCCAAGTGTTGAGCGCTGGCTCTGCCCTGGCTGCAATCGGGCAGGGCGTGGCTGCAAGTCGCGCGGCAAAGGACCAGGCCGCGTTCGCCAGGGCGCAGGGATTGCAAGAGCAAGCCCAAGGTGCTGCCCAAGCGCGTGATCTGTCGCGTGAATATGCCGAGCTGACCGGCGAGCAAAAAGTGATCCAGCTTGCCAACGGGCTCGACATTGGCGTGGGCACGCCGGTGAACGTGGCCGAAAGCACCAAGCGCCTGGCCGAGCGGAACCTGGACGTGACCAGGCAGAACGCGGACAACCGCGCCGCAATGTCCCGCCTTCGCGCGCGGGGCCTCATGTCCGAGGCGCGATCCTCAATGTTGGGCGGCTTCGGTCGCGCGGCACAGATCGGCCTCGATGCGTATCAACTGACGGGGTAAATCATGCCTTCAATTCGCCGCTACGGCCCTGCCCTTGTCACGCCCCAGGTTTCCCCTCGCGCGGAGCTTGGTCGCGGGCGCGAACAGACCTTCGCGGCGTTCCAGGATATCCTTGGATCGGCAAACAGCTTCATCCGCCCAGCCGTCGAGCAAGTGCAGACTGCACGGGGCGAGCAGGAGGCTTTAGCCGCGGTTGACGCGCGCGGGCCTCAATGGGGCCTCCGGCAGCTTCGTGGCCAGGATACCTCCGTCACCATGGGCGCGCAGGGCGACGGGCTCCAGCCTGGGCCGACGCGGGTTAGAGCGGCGATCACGCGGGCGGGCGAGGCGCACGGCGTCGATCCTGGTGTGCTGTCCGTCATTGCCAGCCTGGAAAGCAGCTTCGATCCCAACGCGCAGAACCCCAAAAGCTCGGCCGGTGGCCTGTTCGGGTTCATCGACGGCACGGCCGCACAGTATGGCCTGCAAAACCGTTTTGACGTGGACCAGGCTGCGGATGCAGGCGCCCGGTTTACTCGGGACAACATGTCAACGCTCGCCACAGCTCTTGGCAGGCAACCGACCTTGGGCGAGATTTACCTGGCGCACCAGCAGGGCGCACAGGGCGCGATCAACCTCCTGACCGCTGGCCCACGCCTGGCTTCGTCGGTGGTCGGCCGTGATGCTGTTCGTCTAAACGGGGGCAATCCTGACACAATGTCGGCGCAGGACTTTGCAAACCTCTGGATAAGCAAGGCAGAAGCTCGCGCGGGGCGTGAAGGGATCACGGTAAGCGTGCCCGGCACGCCGGAGTATGAGCTGGAGACGCTGAACAGCTCGACGTTTGAGCCGCGCCTTCCTTTCACGGTGCGGGATGCTGCCTTCAACCGGGCGGCGGATCGCGTGATTACCGCGCGCGCCACGGCAGCGCTGGAGGAGGGGATGCGGGCCGCGATGCAGCGAGCCGACGGCGATCTCGGGCGTCTGCGCGAGGAAATGGAGAACGTGCGGGCGCAAGTCATGTCCGAGCTTCCCCAGGAAATGCCGGGCCTGGCAACCGAGCTGCAATCGCAGTTCGACCGGGGCAGGATCGCGGCCGAGCGCCAGGCAATCGAGCTTTCCCAGCGGCGCGTGATGGCACGCCAAGAGGAGGCCCTGGGCCA